CATCGCTGTCGTCATCGCTGTCGCCATGAGTACTGGGGTGCAATGAAACTATGTATATTACATGCGATTTATTTATATTCATTTGCATGCATATTTCATTCGGTTGGCACATTTATGGCACATTTTTAGCACATTTTTAGCACATTTGGCATAAAATGCATAAAATAAGTTGAAAACGGCTTAAATACACCCCGTCATTGTAACCCAGCGCACATACACCAACATGACCGCACCAAACCCACCCTCCATGCCTGAATCAACCCCCGTCCGGGAGTTTGAGGCATGGGAAGACGTCACCGAGTTAAACCCGCAGTTGATGCGCGGGTTGTACGGCTACGGCTTTGAGAAGCCCAGCCCCATTCAACAAAAATCCATTCTGTCCATCGTTGATGGGCGAGACGTGATTGCCCAGGCGCAATCCGGCAGCGGCAAAACCGGGGCATTCGCAACCGGAGCACTGAACCGCGTGCGCTTGGACATAAAGCAGCCGCAAGCCCTCATCATCGCGCCCACTCGCGAGTTGGCGTCGCAAATCCACGACGTGGTGAAAGATTTGGGCGCGCAAATGGTTGGGCTCAGCGCACAACTGCTGATCGGAGGAACTTCCACGGACGACGACGTGGCGGACCTGAAAGCAAACGGGCCACAAATTTTGATTGGTTGTCCGGGTCGCGTGCACGACATTTTGCGGCGCCAGCCCGCCGTTGGGCGGGGAATGCAGATGCTCATCCTGGACGAAGCGGATGAAATGCTGTCGGCCGGATTCAACGAGCAGATTTACAACATTTTTCAACAGCTGAACACCAACGTGCAGGTGTGCTTGTTCAGCGCCACCATGCCGCCCGAGCTGCACTCGCTGTCGGACAAGTTCATGCGCAATCCCGTGCGCATCCTGGTGAAAAGCGAGATGCTGACGCTGGAGGGCATCAGCCAGTTCCACGTGGCGTTGGAGACGGATGCCGACAAGTACGCCACGCTGAAGGATTTGTTCACGCGCATTTCCGTGTCGCAGTGCATCATTTATTGCAACAGCATTCGGCGCGTCAGCGATTTGTCGGAGGCGATGGTGAACGACGGGTTTCCCGTGTGCTGCATTCACAGCGGCATGGAGAAGGAGGTGCGAAACCGGGCGTACAAAGAGTTTCGGGGCGGGCAGCACCGCGTCCTCATTTCGTCGGACGTGACCGCGCGCGGCATCGACATCCAGCAAGTGAGCACGGTCATCAATTTTGACATGCCGCGCGACGTGCACAAGTATTTGCACCGCATCGGGCGTTCGGGGCGCTGGGGGCGCAAGGGCAGCGGCGTCAATTTTGTCACGCGCCGCGATTATCGCAAACTGAAGGAGATTGAGTCGTACTACGGCACCACCATCCCGGAGCTGCCGGCCAATTTCGGACTCTTGAATTGAACGCAAAACGCAAAACGCAAAACGCAAACATGAATCGTGAGTGACCATGACACTTTATAACGGGATAGCTCTGGAATAATTATTAAATTCATGTAATGTAAACCTGAATTGAATTTAAATTGGATGCCGGTCATGTTGCTGCCGTTTTTCCCGTTGGCCACTGTGCTAATGAGCGGGTTGTGCATCATTGCTTCCGACATCAAGTGCTGCACCCGCGTTGAATGCGCCGACATCGTGCAAGACACGCTGGAATGCGACCTGTGCTGGTGCTATGAAAATGGCGGGTGCGCATGCTGCTGCTGCTTCTGCTGCCATGATCATGACGCGGATTATGACGCGGACTTGTTGTACGACGATTCGTCGGACTCATTTTATGCCTACTACGCCAAAAAATCGTGAAACAGCTTGTCCACGTACATGGGCTGCAACTGCGGGTTGTACAAGTAGCAGTTGCACTTGCCGTCCGCCGCACGATAGCTGCCGTAATGACCGCCGCCGCAGTTGCAGTACCCCGGCGCGGGCTGCATCGGGTCCGGCGTAAACATGCACCAATCCTTCGGGTAGCCTTGCTCCACGCACGCCGACCAGTTTTCATACCCCTCCGCGTGCGACGACCCCCGTTGTTTGTAGTTGTGCCGCGCAATGATGTAAATCATCATGACGAACAAGCCCCATTTCATCCAATGATCCGGAATGCTGGGCCACATCGTGTAAATAATAAATATATGCATTAATGCGATATATTTATTTTTATCGTTTCACTTTTTTCTCGCTTTCGTGGTAGTGTTTGAACGCAACGTAGTTGTACTTGTGGTTCGGCAATTGAACCGCCAGCCGGCTGTTGTATTTTTGCAGGACGTCGTACACCACGTCATACAGCACGAGCTGCCCTCCACCGCAGTGCAAGCCAGGAATGTGCAGAAAATACGCCGAATGCCCGAACAGTTCGCCGAACGATGGACTGTCGGCGCACTGCACTTGCGCGTGCAGACCAAAATTCACGCCCGACGTGCACGTGTGCAACAACTGCGCGTCCATGTCCAGGTGCACCGCGTCGGGATGCGCGTTGGCGTATGCGGCCGTCGCTTTTTGATCATCCGTGTAGCCCTTTTCAAACGTCCACGTGATCAAATGCAGCAGATTCCGGGCGTATCCGCACATTAGGCCGCTGTTTACGTATTTTTTAACATGGTCGGCGGCCGACACGCGCATGCCGTGGTGCTCAAAGTAGGGGCCCAGCCACTCCACCTGCGCATACTCATACACAGGATCGTGGTTGATTCGGCCTTCCGCAAACAGCTCCATGCTCACCACTATCGGCTTGTTCAATGCCTTGAATTCCGACACGAAGTAATGCACGTTGCGCAAACAATACATGTCGTGCGCGTCGCTAATGATGACGATTTTGTCAGGAGGCAGCGTCTCCAAATGTCGGCGGTATGCCGTCATTTTGGTCATGTAATTCACCCATGTTTCGCCTTCCCCCAACACCACATGGGCCCAGTCATTGTTTTGCAGTGTTTCAACCAATCGCCGCGTGTTTTCATGGTTCGTCTCTTTGAACTTGTTGCAATACGTCACGACCAACGGGTTCATTTTTTATTGGTTTGTAGGTGCATGTTGTGCATTGGACACATGAATTTAAGTTATTATTTTGAACAAGTTATTGAGAATCGTTTTCTTTGCCTTCTTTGCCTTCTTTGTCTTGGTTGCCTTGGTTGCCTTGGTTGCCTTGGTTGCCTTCTTTGTCTTGGTTGCCTTGGTTGCCTTCTTTGTCTTGGTTGCATTGGGTGAAACGTTTGAAAGCTTTTTTGGGCTAAGCGAACGCGACTGGCTAAGCGAACGCGACTGGCTAAGCGACTGCGACTGGCTAAGCGACTGCGACGGGCTAAGCGACTGCGACTGGCTAAGCGAACGCGACGGGCTAAGCGACTGCGACGGGCTAAGCGAACGCGACTGGCTCTTTTTCGCATTGGGCGACCGTTTCACAGTGAGTTTATGTTTTTTGGGATTGTACGTGTGCTCAAAATACTCCATGGGCGAATACTTCAAGAACCATTCCTCGTATTCTGGGTCGTCGTGTTTCAGTTGCTGGTATTTCTCCGCTTTCACGGCCTTGATGTCGTCCAGCGTTTCCTGCTTGCCGTAGCACGTGAGTCCGAACCGCCGCAGCAACCCCGTCTGTTTCATCCGGTTCCGCTGCTGAATGTCGTACAGGTACTTGCACATGCACAAAATGCGCGCCACGTCGTAGTACGGCTTGTCCGTGTAAATCATGGCCAAGTACAGGCTCAGCATGGTGTCCGTGCTGGCAATGCGCGCCCGCCGTTTGCCCGCTTGAGTCACGTTGTAGCTGTGGCACGCCACCGGTTTGTAAATGAACGCAATCGGGTTGCCATCGTTGCGTTTTCCCACCGTGATTTCGTAGTGCTCCGGCACAATCTCGCCAATGCCCGAGTGCTTGGTCACACTCACACCCGTGAAGTCGTTGTCTTCCAACCGCTCCTTCACCTTGGCCGCGCTGGCTTCGGGGTCCACCGACAGCACGTCAAAGTGCGGGATTTGCGCAAACCGCGCCTTCTCCGACTTCGGCAAGTGCCGCGCGTAGTGCGAAATGGCGTACCCCCCGAAAAACACCAAGTCTTCGTCTATGAACGCGTTGCGCACCGTGCGAAACAGGCGCACGTCTTCGGGCTCCTCGTCTTTTTCAGTAGTAGTCCCGCCGTCAATTTCATCCACAGTGGGGCTGCTGCCCTTGCCCTTGAATTGTTTCAAATGCTTTGTTGCGTACTGCTTCGGCGTTTGAAACGGCACATCCAACTTGTCCGGCGCGCAGCCTTCCGCCTTGAGCGGGTGGTGCTTGTTCAATAGCGCCAGCCGCTTGCTCACTTTTTCCCAGCGCGACACGTCACCCTCCGGGCGCGACAGCTCCAAATACATGCCCATGCGCAACAAGTTCGGCGGCGCGTACAGGATGCCGTCCACCTTGATCGCATCCGCCCGGATGTTCTTGAACAGCGTCGGGTCCAGCTGCGTGATGTCCGCAATCCCCACAAAGTTCACAAACACCTTGTACGTGCCGTGGTGCATGCCCGACTTGGCCTCCACTTCCGAAAACCCGTTCTCATAAAACTCGTCCGCCAAATCCTTCGCGTGCTCCAGCGCTTTGGGCGAGTAAAAATCGTAATCCGGAATCTCCGTTTTTTTATTGTAAAACTGCGCATCCTCCGGCAAAATGTTGTTGATCGCCGTGCCACCGTAACACACCAGCTCCTGCTTCTTTATGAAACGCTCCACAATGGCAATGATGTCCTTCATTTTAGGGTCGCTCGTTTTTTTGGCGCCAACGCGCGCTTCAATGTTTTCAACCGCCTTCTTTACCAGCTCTTGTTCTAAATCATCCAGTTCCGGCATTTTACAGCGTTCTTAATTACGATTGCTATATAGTATCTCTATAGTATCTCTATAGTATGTAAAAATAATTAATTTTATCATATCAATATACGTACAATTCAATACAACAAAAATGGACATCGTGTATAGTTCCACGAATTTACTTAAAATACACAAGACAACCACTGTAAACGGCAACGATTGTTATGAATTGCTTACGCATGAACATGATCCAGTGAAATACGTGTTCACGCCACACTCCACCATGTTCATCGCAGTGAAACATGCCGGCAACATTCACATTTTTAACTTGAAACAGGATGGCGTCTTTCCAGCCGAGTTCAAACAGTACATTGACACAATCAAATCGCCACAATTGGAACCGTTTTTCAACGAAAGAACGTCGGTTCATGAAGTTTTTGATTTACATAAGGCCATAAATGACAACAATCCGAACAAGTTTGCAGTAATACACGCAGGGTACAGATGCACGGAAATGATGGACTTGACGAACGCAAAAACCAAAATTGACGAATTGAATGCGGTCATCAAACAGGTATGTCCCGCATTTTATTTAAACATTGACTACATCACGGCATTCCCCGAAAACAGTGACGCGTCTCTGTATTATGACATTTATGTAAACGCGTACATTTGTCCTAAAATAATACTTTGTTTGTTCACCGGCAGAACAAAAAAAAAATGCGTTTCCTCCATTACATTCAATCGCATAAGCGATGATGAAATGAGCATTAGTTCTAGAACAGATGTGTCATACGAAGGACGAAAATTCAACATATTGTTGAGAGCGGTTGCAATAATTGTATCACAACTCATCATGCAGACCACCCAAATAGTAACATCCAACGCAGAAAACGTAATTTCTGCATTTATAATGATAAAATGGTTTAATGCGGTTTCTGACCGGGTGGCCATACTGCCATCGGATCAACTCTACGATACACTCGCAAGCTATTTCACAACGAATGCTAGATTGGAAACCCACGTGCACTTGAACGAGGATAATACTGCAAATGCGACAAGAGTGTTTCATGAAACCATCAAACGAATGAACTGCAAACCACTACCACGACGAACACGACGCAGTTCCTCTCTTAGAAGCGCGTCTCCCTTCCGTTCCCGTTTCCATTCTCATCGTAGTTCACGGCACAGAAGCGCGCCTACTGGCGGAAAAAGAAAAACAATGAAAACAAGGAAACAATGATGAAACCAATGAAACCCATTCAATAACTCGTGTCAGATTAGTGCATATTCGGCAACTTCAACGCATTTGTTACCAACGACGTCACGGCAGTAGATGCCAGCAAAAAGAACGCCGCGCTAAACACGATCGTCCGGTCAAACGCGGCGAATTCCGCATGCTTGGTCCACGGATTGAACCGCACCAGCAAAAACACAATGATGAAATACTTCAACGCCATGTTGATGGTGTCTAAATACGCCGGTGCAACTGTCGCAATGCCCAGCAGCGCCACCGCATACAGCCCGTACCACGCATACAACAGCACGTAGTAAAATCGCTCTATCCACTCCTTCATCGCCCGTGGTGGTCGCGTTTAAATAATTGTAATATTATTTAATTGTATTGTATTATACCTCTGCTTGCAACCTTTGGCACAGTTGACACACAGTTGATACCATGAACCTGGAACTCTCCAAATTTGACATGCGCTCCATCAGCTTTAGGCCCGACGAAAACAAGGGCCCCGTCATCGTCCTCATCGGCCGCCGTGACACCGGCAAAAGTTTCCTCGTCCAGGACCTCATGTTCCACCACCAAGACATCCCCATCGGCACCGTCATCTCCGGCACCGAAGCCGGCAACGGCTTCTTCGCAGCCCACGTCCCAAAACTCTTCATCCACGACGCCTACAACACCGCCATCATCGAAAACATCCTCAAACGCCAAAAAGCCGTCCTCAAACAAGTGAAAAAAGAGATTGAAACCTACAAACGCTCCAACATTGACCCCCGCACCTTCGTCGTCCTGGACGACTGCCTCTACGACAACAAATGGACCAAGGACATCATGATGCGCCTTCTTTTTATGAACGGGAGGCATTGGAAGATCATGTTAGTCATCACAATGCAATATCCTCTCGGCATTCCGCCCAATTTGCGCACGAACATTGATTACGTGTTTATCCTGCGCGAACCCTACATTGCCAACCGCAAACGCATCTACGAGAACTACGCGGGCATGTTCCCCACGTTTGAGAGCTTTTGTCAGGTGATGGACCAGTGCACCGAGAATTTTGAGTGCTTGGTGATCAATAACAATGCGAAATCCAACAAACTGCAGGAGCAAATCTTCTGGTACAAGGCGCAACAGCACGGCCCGTTCAAGCTGGGCTCTAAGGAATTCTGGGAAATCTCCAAAGATCTGCACTCGGATGATGAAGAGGAGAACTATGACCCCAAAAACTCTGGCAAAAAGGGGCCCAAAATCAACGTAAAAAAGAGCAAATGGTGAAATCTTGCTTTTGTTGCGAACAAAGCAAGTTTGCAATTTGCAAAAGCGCTTCACATTGGTGGAGCGCTTTTATCTCAATTCGGCCTCGGAGCTAACAACACTGCGTTTATTTCTCTCAACACGTTGGACAAGTCAAACCCGGGTGTATTGGGGTTGAATCTTATTATTTTGTTTCCACACGATTTGAGATAATCTTCTCTGATTTGCTCTTGAAGTGGGTCTCTGTCTGCATGTCCATTCTCATCGCATTCCACAACCAGTTTGTGGTCAACAAAACACAAATCAACACGATACTTACCCATAACGTGCTGCCGCTTGACATTCAAGACATTGCTGTATGCATTTGCAATGAAACCAACGGTTTGATTCTCAATGCACATTCCAAATTTGACAATTTTCACTTCTTTGCTCACGTCAACAATGTATCTGTTTCGCAGGTTGAATGAATTTTTGAATATTTCAAATGCTTCTTCTGTGAGCATGACTGTAATTTTGTTTTGACCACCATTTTGTTTGGGCAGATTCACTGTCCTGTTCTCAATGTAATGCACGTTTTCTCTGTAATTTTTCTTCAAATGATGAACCAGATTATGTTTCTGTTTTGCCAATGGCAACAACTCGTCCAAATTTCGGGTGAATTGCGATGGGTTCATTATTTATATGGAGTGGCGTGATTTGTTATGTATTTATATTGAAACATGTGACGGGTCGTTTCAATTTTTTTATTATTTTATTTATTCATAAAATACAATTCATCTTGCTTTCATGCAACATGAATTGTGATTATGAAAACATATATCGTCAAAACAACTTAAAAAGAGTCCGCCTATGCATAGTATAAACCCATCACCATGGAACCCGCAACACAACCACAGAAGCAGGAGCTGAACATTGTTGAGCTGATTGAGAAAAACCCCATCACCCGACTGTCGCAAGAATACAATGGCAGACTGTTGACGAAAATTCAGGAATCATTTACTGGATTTGAGCAACAGTTGTTTGTGAGTAGCTTTTATTGCTACTTGAACTATGATAAAAATATGGATTTCGTCGTTGATCTGGACAATGTCTGGAAATGGTTAGGATTTCAACAAAAGGTGAATGCAATGACCTTGTTGGAAAAACAGTTCAAACTTGACATTGATTACAAAAATGCGGATCCTCAAGAAACTCCCAAAAGTCATGGCGGTCACAACAAGCAAATCATCATGCTGACGGTTCGTTGTTTCAAGTCGCTGTGCCTGAAGGCTCAAACCAAAAAAGCATCGGAAATCCATGAGTATTACATGAAGATGGAAGAAGTTCTGCATCAAATTGTGGATGAAGAGACCGATGAACTCAAACAGCAATTGGAACAAAAGAATGCCGTCATCCAAGAAAAGGAATCCATGATCCAAGAAAAGGACTCCGTCATCCAATCCACGAAGAAAGAAAAGCAGCGCGCCGTGGAGCAAGCGATCATTGGCCAGTTCCCGTTAAACACGGAGTGCATCTACTTTGGCACCATTGACAACACGAATGCCGAAAACGAGAAGCTGATCAAATTCGGCCACACGAATGATCTTTCCACCCGCGTGATGGATCACCGCAAGAAATACCAAAATTTCGTGCTGGTCGCCGCCTTCCGGGTGCAAAACAAGGTGGAGATAGAGAACCTGATCAAGACGTATCCGAAGATCAAGCGCCACATCCGCAGCATTGAAGTGGGCGGCAAGAACAAGACCGAAATCATTGCATACGACAGCACGAACTTCACGATTGAGCGCCTGAAGAAACACATCGCCGACATCATTCATTCGCGCACATATAGCATTGACAATTTCAACCGGCTGATGCAGCGCAATGAGGTGCTTGAAGCCGAGAACCGTGAACTGCAAAAAACGGTGGCAAACCAGTCCCTAGAACTGACCGAATTGCGGGAACTCACGGCCAAACAGAGGCAGGAGCTGGAGGTGGTTGCGGCGGGTCACCAATCCGTCTATCAGAACGTGCTGCTGCCGGAGGACGAGCTGACGCAGAAGTTCAACGACTTCATCAAAGTGGCGTGCATTGTGCGCCCCGACGTGGAGGAGTCGTCGGTGAGCATGGAGGGCCGGTTCCGGCTGTGGTGTCAAACTAAGCCGACGAAGGAAACGTTCCACGCGCTGAAGAATTATCTGGACGTGCGGTTCAAGGCCAAGCGCATTCGCGGGGTGCACGGCTACCTTGGCGTGAAACTGAAAACGGTGGAATACAAAAAAATGCCAGCATCGGATGTATCTATGAGCCCGAATGTGGATACATTTTTGTTTGAACGGTGCCAATTTTCGGACTGTGGCAAGATTCTGAACTCGGTTTTATTAAAAGAGTACCAGAAGTGGAAACAGTCGGTTGGACTGGCATTGACCGAGACGGACATGAAGGATTTGAAGGCGTATTTGAATGCGTCGCCGCATGCGCTGAAAGCGACCGTGTGGTCCGAACAGGGAAGCAACGAGGGCTACTATGGCGTGTCATTGCGCGAGGATTATTATGCCATGACGAACGCAGTCACCAACAACCCAATCTGCACATCAACCACTGGCAAAAAGGTGGAAAAGAGGGAAGCAACCACCCACCAGCTGCTGAGCTCATGGCCCACGATTGCCAGCGCGGCGTTGGCGGAAGGCGTATGCGCCGCGAAAATGAGCCGATACGTCAAGACCAAGACGGTCATTGCCGATTATTACTACTGTAATGGGGGACATACGTCCCCCCTTTAACCCCCCTGGTCATTGGATCATGGATTCGGATATTTAATGTGAGTAGAATTGAAATACTAATCCCGTTGGATTTAATGTGAGTAGAATTGAAATACTAATCCCGCTGGATTTAATGTGTATAAAATTGAAATACTAATCCCGCTGGATTTAATGTGTATAAAATTGAAATACTAATCCCGCTGGATTAAATGTGAGTAGAATTGAAATACTAATCCCGCTGGATTAAATGTGAGTAGAATTGAAATACTAATCCCGCTGGATTTAATTGGTTGTGTTGGTTGTGTTGGTTGTGTTGGTTGTGTTGGTTGTGTTGGTTGTGTTGGTTGTGTTGGTTGTGTTGGTTGTGTTGGTTGTATTATTTCTTGAATTTCTCTCTAATTTGAAATTCAAGAACCCCAATACATGTGTTAGAATGATGCAAATGATGCAATACGTGTGTTGGTGCATCACACTCTAAGAAAAGCCGGCAGCATCATGCGCGAATGAATCGTTGCGATAATAACATGAGTCCTCCGAAAATGGAGAGATTCTTTGTGAATGAAATCATTTCGGATGGATCTGTTGGAAAATGAAAAATTAAAATCGTCATTGCGGTAAACGCTGCCAACCCAATCGTCGCAATGTACGCATATTCTTCATACTTGTTCGTGTAGAGAGAATACAGGATCAGTAAACTTCCCAGTGTGAGTAATCCAATGACTCCAACAATTGCGGAATCGTATATGATTGAAACCAGCAACTTACTTGCGTTTAATGCCCGTTTGAAATGCGCCAAGGCTGGAATGCTGATCAATGCAATGCTAATGAGAATAAACAAAGGCGCATTCATTACCTGGGTTGCATTCTTTGACATGATCAGAATGACATAAAAATAAATAATTGCGACAGCGATCGCTGCAATAAATGTCGGGTTGAGTTGAATTGCGTTTATTTTTGTCTTCAAGAAATCAACTGTGCCTTGGAAATTTATAATTTTATTTACACCGCCTGAAATAAATATAAACAACAGTAAAAATGCACTGAATGTGATCAATCCGTTGTTCATTTTATTTGGGAGTTGGTTGCTTATTATCGACATATATTTTATTTGTTTTTGAATTTCTCTCTAATTTGAAATCCAAGAAACCCAAAACATGTGTTAGAAGGAGCCAACCTGTGCGTTCATGCACCATCTGTTGCCATGTTTGACAAAATCAATTTTGTAAAACGAGAGAAAATGCATAAGTAATAAATTAAATCCGGATTGTATAATTATTATTTATTCTTTTTGAGTAACATATAACACTCAAGGGAGGGGTGGGGGGAACCGTATGGTTCCCACTTGGATGCATTTAGCGGCCTTGGTCATGATGACTTTGCCCGGGGTTTCAGTGCGCCGCACACATTTGATCGGCAAGTAATTGACGCCGACATTTTGAAGAGTGCGAACGCCTGGTGCCGCGCGTTCCTTCACCAGCGTGGCTGCGCGACGAATCACGTCGCTGTCGTAGGTGCCCGCTTTCGCCGTGTTTACAACGACGGCGTGCGCGCTGGGGAAGTCCTTCAAATGGAACCACATGGCGTGCTGGGGTGCCTTTTTAACGAGCGCGTCATTCTCGGCCTGGTTTGCGCCGACTTGGATGGTGTAAGTGCTGTTGAAAATCTCGGAGTACATGGTGCTTTGGTTTGGTTTGGCATAAATGCTTCCCAATTTAAATCAATTTTTGATACATTACATTGATACATTGCATTGATACATTACATTGATACATTGCATTGATACATTGCATTGATACATTGCATTGATACATTGCATTGATACATTACATTGATACATTGATTTAAATATTATGATAATTTATAAAAAGATGAACGACATAATTTTGCGCACTCAAAATTATTACGCCGCAATGGATCCGGAACATTATTACAAGACATCCAGTGGAACTGCGTTGGACGGAAAAGCAACGCGTGCCAAGAAGCACAAGGACGTTTATCTTTCCGATTTGTTGAATAATCAAAATTGTTTTGTTTCGTTTAGCGCATACCGCGACACGGACAATGCAAGCGCTGACGTGAAAATATCTTTAAAAAACGGGATAGTTAGATCGTACAACCCGGAAACCAATTTGCTTGCGATTGAATGCGTTAAGAAACGGCCAAGCCGGATAAGCGCGTTGTTTAAACGCACGAATAAAATGAGGTACGTTGAACCTGAATTAATAACAGTTTCTTCCGTTTCACGGTTTTGCTTGTTGCGACGCGTTGGCACTCAGAGAGTAAGGTCCAGTCCCAGTCCCAAAGGCGCCAGTCCGAGAGCAAGGTCCAGTCCCAAAGGCGCCACTCCGAGAGCAAGGTCCAGTCCCAAAGGTGGCAAGAGAGGCAAGAGAC